AGACGGGAGATATCTTAGGAGATTTTTTCAAACCTATCAAAGAATTTTTTAGTGTTAGTGAAGATAGTTTTATAGGCAAAATGTGGAATACCATAAAGAGTGCTTTCAGTATTTTCACTGAGGGTTCACCTTTCATGAAAACACTGGCAGCAGTTGGTAGAACGATTGGAAAACTTGCTTGGCCACTCACAGTAATATTTGGACTCATCGATAGTGTTACTGGATATTTCAAAGAATATGTAGATGATGATGGTACTCTTAAGAAGGGTGGTATCATGGGTGCGGTATCGGGTCTTTTCGAAGGATTAATCGGTATGCCTTTAGATTTGATCAAGAGTGCGATATCTTGGATTGCTGGTAAATTTGGTATGACAAAAGTTGAAAAGTTCTTGGATGGTTTTAGTATCACCGATATGATTAGAAATATCATCATGACGCCTGTCGCCGCAATACAGGCAGCACTCAATACAATTATTGAAGGCATCGCAAGTTTCATAGAAAATAGCAGTTTGCTGAGTAAAGTTATCGATCCGGAAACTATCAGACGTATGAAAATAGAACAAACAGGCAGTCTTCAAACTACAAAAGATGCGAGAGTAAAACCCACTGAATCTGGTGCTGAACTTGCTGAACAAGCAGGGGTTGTTAATTCTGTTGGTGGTGAGTTCGGTGGTGCACCGATGCAAGTTGTAGGAAAAGTTGGAGACGATGTAACTATAGCATCTTCTTCTAGCACTATGACACCTGATGCTTTAAATGCCACCGACTCCAACACGTTTGGTAATGGGACTAGTGATTAGTCCTCTTGCGCTAATTTAGCAAAATACGACATCGTATCTTCATCATCACTCACTGATGTATTCTCAGCAGTGATAGGTTCAGCAACCTTATACTCTGGTGCCGGAGCAGGAGTATTCATTGCTGCTTCTTGCTTCATAGTTGGTGCACCCATAGATACTTCCTCACCAAGAACCCTTGCTAGTTTTGCTTTGAGTTCATCGTAAGACTTGTAGTTCTTTGGGTCAGTAAACTCACCGAGAGGATGTAGCGAGTTGTAAACTGATTCCAACTTGGACTCATCGTTTTCATAGAGACCAGATGCTGAAGCGAACTCAGACTTATCATAATTACGATATCCCTCAACTTGACGGATTTTCAACTTGAAGTCTGCACCTTCCCAAAAGTCAAAAGGATTGACTGGGGTTTCATCAGCAAATGCTGGATTCATAACATCCATAATCTTATCAAAGATTTTCTTACCGAACTTGTAAAGGAAAACTTTACCCTCGTTCGCTGGGTTGCCTGGATCCTGAAGAACAAGAACGTTAGTTACATAGTGCAGTCTGCGCTTCTGTTGACGTGCTTTTTCTTTATCCGCTTCAATCCCTGAGTTCCAGAGTCGAGAATTGTATTCTCCAACTGGATCAGGTTGACCAATAGAAGTAAGTGAATTTTCGATATACCACAAACCTGTTGGACCTTTGAATCCGTGATCCCAGTATCTGACCCATGGTAAGTCTTGACCTTCTCCGGCAGGGAGGAATCGTAATACTGCATATCCATTACCTGCTTTATCTACTGTTGGTTTCCAGATGCGCTCGTCAGCATTCGGTTTTGAGTCACCTGACCCACCGACCTTTTCTGCTGCTTGAACGAGTTTAGAGATATCTGCGCCACGCTGGCGTTTTAGATTTTCGAAAGACATAGTTATTGTATCCTTTGTATAACTGAAGTATGTTTATATTGTATCATAGTATCGCTGAAATGTAAAGTTATTTATATTGCTTCTATTCAAAAAAAGCACTATCCAGCGAATTAGTTTTTGGTAAGAAGTTGAGACCCATTGCTTCTGCCTCAACCTTCCCTTTGATAATCGGAGATATGAACTTACTCACATCTGCCGGATCTATATCGTTCTTGTCACATAGATGAAGTATTGCATCCATGTAAGTGATGCCCAGATCTGAAACAGTAGACTCAATAAGTTTAGTGAATCTACTTTTGTTTAGAAAGGAAGCATCGATAGTCGCTTCAACTTTTGACATATTACCTATCCATAACTCTTAAGAGAACTGTATCTTTATTGAGTCGACCATTAGCAGACTTCGCTTTAGTAGATAAGTCACTAATCGCTTTATCGATCTGCTTAGGAGTTCGGTTATGTATCTCGGGGAAGAACTCTTGCGGTTTACGCAGTTTAATCGTTCTACTATTTACTTTATCAAAATTCTTGATAGAAGTACCAGAGATCTCGAATCCCTTAGCATTCTCGGTGACATACTCTGTCAACTCACGATACTTGGTATTGAACACATATAGACGCATCGCTCCGACAATCTTAATAGGTGGTATCGATGCAATCTTGAAATCGTTATCCTCCTTTTTGTATTGTACTTTAGCGACTTGTTTATCTGCTGCGCGAGGTGCTTTAACACGAACGTTTCGCGATGCTCGCGCAGCAGACTTGATACGGTCAAGATCAGCAATCATTTCCTGACACTGCTTGACTCTTTTGTTAAGTTGAGGTCTGGTGAGGTGTGAATAACCTTCAACTGCTTGATCACAACGTTTGTGATAAGCATCTTCATAATCAGATAACCATCCCTCAACTACATCACGAACAGGGGAGACAGATGAACCACTTAGTCCGTGTTTCTTGAAGAGAGCATACAAGTCGATACTTGGATCCTCACCTTCAATCCATGAATCCTCAAACTCCAACAGGTCTTGCATAATAGTATTGGAAATTTTATTAGCAAGACGCTGCTGAGGAGATAGAGAAATAACTTTATCAGAATCATTCTTAGCGATGAGTCGTTCCATTTCTAACTCACGACCAGACTCGAGTAAAGTTCCTAAGAACTTCTTGAGTGATTCTTCCCAGTATGATACGCGATCACACTTTTCTAATCCAGAGTTCAACCAAAACGAGATACAAGCATAATGACTGTGCATTGTAAACTTGTATTCAGGATTATGTAAAATTGCTTTAGAATCTTTTTTACTGAAGTTGTTCTTGACATAAGTTTTGATGCAAGAAGCAAACTCTTTTTTATCCACTTCGTTGTGGAAATAATATTTTACAGCGTCGAAACCTTTATCTAATGGGGCAGCACCCACACCAGTTCTTGCTCTACGACGTACAACTTTTTTCTTACGACCTTTAGGTATTGCCATTATTCGCTCCTCTCAATTTTCTTCTCAAGTTTTTCAACTCTATCTTTAAGATCGTTCAGCATCTTGACGATACTGTCAATCTCTCTTCGAATTTTCATGATGTCGTTATTCACTGATCTCTCCGAAACCTAGTGTCTTAACAACAAACTTTTCGCCAGACTCTAAATTCTCGATTACATCACCAACTGATACAGAATGCATCTTATCAAGATAAGTAATTTTTTCTTCAGGTCCGACATTACCAATTTCAAAAACTTGATCTAGATCTTTTGCTTCGATGATAGCAACTTTACGGTAATGCTCCTCATACACTGCTTGAGTAACTTTACCAAGAACCATAGCATCTGAATGCTTTCCAGAAACTTCTTTATCGATGAAGTTTCCGTTAACAATTACATTGTCAAGATTGAATTGATGAATAACATACTGCATAAGACGCTCCTCTTTTTTTATCTTATACATATATTCTATCATAGAATTACAAGAATGTAAAGCTTTTTTTCTCTCATTTATAAACTTTTTTCTATTTTTTTCGCGTCATTGATAATATCAATGGTGCTTTGGATGAGATCCCATTGAGAATCACCCATAACTTCCCAGATGACTTCGGTGAATAACTGCTCGGATTCTTCGTCCGCCCATTCACCTTCTTCTTCATCCCATTTCCCTTTCAGTTCTGGATACTGTGCCATGATCCTTTCCATAAGTTCATCATGATCATCCTCGAACCCATCGACTAGTTCATTTCCTTCATAGACATTAACGCCATAGAAGTTCGGCATTTCATCTTCATAACAAACGGTGGTTATCATCTCAGGATCGTGCTTGGATAATTCTGCTAACAACCACTCAAGACCATCTTCTGGCCAATGCCATGCCGATTGACTTTGGAATCCGTTTTCATCTATGTCTTCGAAGTAAGTCCACTTCGGACCAACGTTATCAAGAGTCCATTCATATTTTTCTGTTTGTTCATATGTCGGCGAACCTTCTTTACCATCGACCCAAAGGTCTCCCATCCACATGTGACCATGCGCGATATCATCACCTTTACGAACTCGCTTCATCATAGATAACCATCTATCTCTTGCTGCATCATTCATTTCTTCGAAAACTACATTAGTGTAAACAAAATTTGGCATATCACCCTCTTCTCATTCTAGCGATTTCTTTCGCGTCGTTACTATCTTTGCGGATCGGAACCATATTAGATTTATGTAATGTGCCAATCCCAGCGATCTCATCGCCTGTGTACTGGTTCGCTTTGCGCTTGCCTTCAACACGCATTATGAGATCGCTGGTGGGCACAGTCTCGGACACGGTATAGTCAGGGAAGTCAGCAATCCCTGACTTCTTACCACCCTTCTCATAACCAAGCGACTTGAGGAGCATTGCCGTCTTGCGTTCTTCTTCTAGAACTGCCGCAGTCTTTTTGCGAGACTTGCGTTTACGAGTATTGATAGTGGTCATACCACGAACGAGGTGCATAGTCATCTTTTATATCCCTTCCTTGTCATATCGTTGATGCGCTCTTGCATATACTGACGAACAATCTTTTGAATTGCATCGTACTCACCTTCAGTAATTGCTTTCATACGTTCAAGTTCACCCTCGAACACACGAACTGCCATCATACGATCACTCGACAGATTTTCCACTCATTGCCTCCGCAACTGATTTTAGTTCGTCAACTTTACCTTCATTGACAGCATTGACTTTTTCGTCAAGTTCCTGCCACGCATTAGTCGCAACAAGTTTTGACAAGAGCATCTCGTCACGTGCTACACGATTACGAATAATCTTCGCTGCTTCGCTATCGGTATATTCTAGCAATACATACGCACGATACTGAGTACCATGCTGAACGATAGAAGATTCTTTTACTGAATAACCAGCAACGTCAGCATCAGCAATCAAGTTTACAGTCGCCTGATTAAACTCATGCATCAACGAATTATCATAATCGTTCGCGCCAAGTTTCGCTTTGAAAGTTTTTAGTTGAGAACGCAGTTGAGAGTCGATCCTATCCGCGAGAGTAGTTTTAGCAGACAGAGTAGCGATATCAACTGATAGTTGTAGGTCTGGCGTCACCGCTGTTCCTACAGCATATACAGCGTCATCATCTTGAGGGATATTGGTGAACCAATCAGGCATCTCATCAATCTGATTTTCAACCTGCTTGTATTTGTATTCAAACAGTTGCTTAGACATAACTGTTTCAGGTGGGGTCTTATCACATGCCGCAACCAATGCGACCATGGGAATTAGTGCTAACTTTTTCATTTTATACTCCATTAAGAACTGTGACAATATTATCACGCATACCCGAACTGACAAACCAATTTAAGATTTCGGGTTGAAAGATCACTAGTGTGATACCACTTATCACACCCATAATATAAACGAACATCAAAAAACTCCTATGCTGACTAATGTTCCAAATATGTGACTCACTCCTTGATGTTTTTCTTCTAGACCAAATAGGAAGTCACCTAGTGTCCTGTTTTTGGCAGGAACCTCTTTTTCGACTATAATCACCTCAGGTGGCGGCGAGTTTTGACAATCATATTTTTCAACCGCAGTTATAGTCGAACCGTCTTTGTACTGAATCTCCTTTGAGTAAAAACACTCTTGAGCAATTGCTGGATGACAGGAACTAATCCCAATCGTTATCCATAGCAATAGTATCGCGCATCCTCTCGCCATAATATTTCTCCGCATATTGTGGGGCATCAGTCCAATGGTTATAGTTCTCGTCGAGGTCTTGCCCCTTCTTAGGTTCTTCCTCCTGACGAGTATAATATGCCTCTCGCTTCTTGAGTGCCATCAATCGCTTAGATGCAGCACGGATCGCCTCCATGCGCTCTTCATAAGTAGAATCTTTTCTGATAACAATATTAGACATTACGCTGATACTCCGCCCAAAATTCATTCCAAAGTTCGTCAACCCACTCGTCCTGCTCAGAACTAGACAAGTGTGCTACATTGTCAAAACAATTATCTTGGACAAGTTTTTCCAACAGTTCTTCAATCATCTCACATTCACCGATACGATCGGATACATCCTGAATGAACTGTTCTTCAAGATCCATCATGTATGACTTCATTTTTCCCATTATATCATCTCCACAACTACGATGCCAACTATGATAACAACCATAACTGCAATCCACATATCAATCGTTTTCATTATACACGCTCCTCAACAGAAAACTTTTCAACACCACCATCGGCAAGGATAGTTTCGATAACAGTAGTCAAACCATCTTTAGTATGACGAGTGGTTTCCCACTTGTCGCCGTTTTTCATAGTAGCAGTGATAACAAACTTTTTCATAATGAACTCCTCTTTTCATTTTATACATATATTCTATCATACATTTTCGAGAAAGTAAAGCTTTTTTTCTCACTTTTTTCAAATTATTTTAATTTTTTTCATGAACGATATATGCTCAAGAGTTTACTCTCAAACTGTTCGACTTTGTCGACACGATTTGGCCACAGAATATATTCCTTCTCAGGGTTCTTCTTGAGATTATTAAGAAGGGGAACGATAGCATTATACAAGCGATCTAACTTCTCTTGTGTTACAGTAGCAGTCGATTGTACAGACTCTGCCTGTTTTGTTGCTTCTTGTACTGCTTTCAGTTCTGTCTCATCGACAGCGGTAAAACCGAAATCAAAAAAATCATCGTCAGACATTTCCATCTCTCCTCTGATACATGTATTGAACAAAGAAAAACCATCCAAGGATTGCCCAAAACAGGTTATACAGGATTCCTTGTGAAATCACAAAAGCAAATACAGAAATCATTATATGGTCATACCAAGTGAGCATTTGAATCCTTAAAATGATGAGGGGAGATATCTCCCCCCACCTTATAGAGCAGTGCCTAGTTATAGATCTAGGATGCGTTCTCCTTTGTTGTGTGTGTCCTGACATTAGAACACTTCGGGTCTATTAAGCGACCAACCTATTACTATTTATTTCGTCTAAGTTTTCTGTTTCTAGCATATCTTCGTAATAAACAATCAAATACAATTTTCTTTTTTACTTTCCTACGAATCCTGGCAAACTTGCTACGATGGATTCTATTTGACTTTGATTCTACTTCGAACATTATGCCTCCCTTGATTGGATTGCCAGAGAAAGGATCTACTGAGAGAGGAGCGAAAAGTGATCTACTCTCTCTGGCAAACTTTTAACGCTGCCACATCTGTGGTGCGTATTCATTCCAAATTTTATTATCAGGATCATGCTTTTCTTGCAATCGATTCATTGCCTTCCTCTCGGCATAACCCTTGTTCCACACTCCACTATCATCAGAATAGTCATAATACCAATCGTGTACTTGAAGAAGTTTGATGTATGTATCTTTTTCTGATATAGTAATTTTCATATCTCCAATCTCCTCCCAGAACCTTTTCATATCTTAACCATCGCATACTGAGGGTTGGTGAATTCATCGTCGAACATACCGACTTCATCAAACCCATAAAGGGTGAAACCTTCCATCGGGTTGCCACCCTTTTCGTAGACAACCAAACTTCCATCAATCATACCTTCAAAGGTGTCGATATCGATATCATATGATTTCCAGTTACTCATTATGCACACTCCTCAAGAACGTCAAATTCCATTAAAGTCCTCATCGAATCACACAACTGGTGAAGGTCGGCATCAGACATCCTGGTCAAATCAAGTGACCGAGCATATCCCTTACTCATGGCATCTGCCGCCATATAGTAGGCAGTCTCCTCGAGTTCGATGCGCTCGTACTCTTTGAGAGTACCACTAGGAACACGAGACTCCCAGTACACGAGGTCAGTTGCCTCAGGCATTTTGCCCATGAAGCACCCTGGCTTCTTACTGAACTCTTCTGCCTCAGCACGCTGAGCGTTGATGAGATCGATTAAACCTTTTTCTAACTTGTACATAATTTAGCTCCTCTTTAATTATACATATATTCTATCATACAATTACAGAAATAGCAAGCACTTTTTCTCACTTTTTTAGAATTATTTCTGAAATTTTAGTTGATACTCTCTGCCCTCGTGAGCAAAAGATACAACGCTGTGAGAGTATACGGTCATAATTTCTTCTTTATATCTGGTTTCAATATTACAAACGCGACGAGTTCCGCCAGTGGCATCACTGTTAGCATGACCTGCCATAGCACCTAATACAGCACCGATAGCACCGCCACCTTCTTCACCTTTAATATTGTTGCCTAATATACCACCGATGATAGCACCTTTAATTGCATCACCAGTTTTATCACCAGATACCTGTTGATCGTAACATACCTCAACTTGATATGGTGTTTTGTTGATAACCTGTTTGGTTACATCAACCACAGTTTCAGCATTAACTGCCCCAACCGGAATGATCATCATCGCCGCAATTAACGGTAAATTTACTTTTTTCATTATTCAACTCCTCTATCCTTTTGTATGAGTTTTGTAATTGTCCTTGCAAATCTTTTATATTATTTTGCAAGATCTCTATCATGCCGTCTTTGTTAACCAACTCTCGACGGAATAATTCAAGTTCAGATTCTTCGTGATTTCCACTCATTAAGCAGTTCCTCCTGTACTCTGTATGCCTCAACTTCCCAAGGCAAATTTAAATACTCTTCCCGATCCTTGTAAAAGTTAAGTTCGGTGAAAAACTCTTTTTTGATAAGTTGTTTTACATGCACCATTTCATGGAAGATAGTTGTTAAGAACTCATCTCCTTTTAATCTCTTATCTATTTCTAGATGAAACTCTCGATCATCAGTATCGATACAGGTGCCTTCATATCCAATTATCTTCTTGAGTTCGATATTGACTTCGCATCTTGTTATTCTAGGCATCAGTCGCATCCAAGCGAAACTAGACGCTTTGAACGCCAAGTTCCTTTGCTTACTTCTTCCGCCAGAAACGAAAATCATAACCTCTCCTCTTAACTATGCAATAATTATATCATAATTATTCGGATATGTAAAGCTATTTATTGTTTATTTTCTGCAATGGGTTTTTTATTTTTGTCCCAGTTCGGAGGAGCAGTTATCTCCTCTCTCCTACCATATGTCACAGTCTGAATATTATCGCCCACTCTTATTTTTATATTATCATGCATATGGTGCAGTTTAAACTGTATGTCTTTGAAATCGTCAAACATTCGCTCCCATACTGGTCGCCAGTTATTTTGCAATCGATTGTTGTTCATATTGCCACGATCTGACTGCATAAAGAAATCACTTGAACTTCTCAAGTTCCAATCAAATATAACATCGAACCCATACATGTGAATGACTTCTGCTTTCAGGTTCTTTGCGGCATAATATACTGCCATATGCCCACAACTAAAATCCGTATAGTTCGGACAATACTTTGGCATTTCAGTATAGAACTGTCTGATCTGATGTGACCTCTGCAGGTGAAACTGAGTATTTTTTTCCATATAAATTTTGGGTCGCATCCCTAGAACCCATTGACCAGGAACATCAATATCTCCTCTGTGTATCGCTCTCATCATTTTAAAATCAACGATGATACTAGCATACGCATCAGGAACTTCAAACGGTGGTAGATTACAAGTTAATTTGAGTCCTTTTCTCGGTGAGTCATTATAAAACGCTGCTGAATCACCATTACCGATTATATGAACAACTCTAGGCATTTTGCATATTCCTCATAGTCTCTGCAATTTTTATTTTTCCGCGGATACGATTTTTACCTTTGTCTCCAGTCCAGTGAATAATTTTAGCATTCGTTGCTGGTTGTTCATCTCTTTCTATTTGAAGTCTCAACCAGTTATATTCATTTGGAACTTCTTTTATATATGTCATTCTTGTGATAGGGTTTAAGTGTGCATGAAGTGTTTCTTGATCACCTCTTATCGGATTTTCCTCAATCGCTTTGATCCATTGTAGTAGTATATGAGGACGTCCTCTAAATCCTACCACTCCGGAGTTGTACATTTCTGTTTCCATTCTCTTTGACCATGGCAAATCACGCACCATAGATATTTTATTATCTTCAATATAATTAAACAAACCAGATATATTTGACATTATTTCGCAGTCAGTATCAATCCAGAAGCACTCATCTGCTGGTACATTATACATAGCGACAGGTTTATAGAACCATGCGACTTGCCTCTTATCTTCTGGTATTCCTTTCACGAGTTCCATCGTACACCATATCATAGGATGGGATGTGATCCACTTATGAAATCTTTCTGATACACCAAAGTTAGCAAAACAGATAGGAAACCTGTTGTTGTGCTTAGCATAGTTCTCTAAAAACCACGGAACCTGCCACTCCGTGTTGTGATCTCCACCAATCAATATTGCTTTTTCTGCTCTCTTAGGCATCGATAATCCTATACTCATCACCATAATTATGTTTTGCTTGACATCCTAAATCTTTTTGTATAGTTGTAAAAGAATCAACTGCCATACATGCCCAAGGATAATATTCCTGTAAGAATGGAAAATTATCGACATTCAAGAATACATCAGTGGGACCTCCTCTGGTTTTCGCAACTGAAATTATTTTTTTAGCACCTTCGGGATTAACCATATATCCATGAGCACCGCCAAAATATCTCTTCTGAATCAATCCATCAACTCCCAGTTGAAGAGGAGTGTTAAACTTACCATATGATGGTTTCGAAAATGTCATACATCCTTCAAACTTTTCATCAACAGGAACTTTACCTATCACGATAGCATCGTGTTCAAATATAATGATAGGTTCATTTAACTTAACAGACATTTCCCATAGTGAGTGATGAGATAAAAATGCCGCCATACAGTTCTCAGGTCTAGAATATTTCTCATGAAAGAATGATGGTTGTATCCCTTTTTTGTGTAGAATCAAATGAGGGTTATCCTTCGGTGTTATCGCTTTATGATGTTCCACTTTTAAATCATGAGAGTCAGCAGTTTTTATACAGCGTTTTGCTGCCTTAACAGACTGATCATTATCTTCGATAGTAATTACAAATGCTTTCATTGTGAAGTTGTTGAGGGAAGACCCTGAACCCTTGTAAAATATGTTTTCGTTACACCCATATTTGGGATTATTTGTTTACACATAAGTGCATCGTTCGGCCAAAGACCGTGTTCCCTAGATGCTTCAATTAAGTTTTTAGCACCAGCAGGTTTTATTATATATGCTGAATTACCAGCGAGTCCTTGCGGAATATTAAACTCATCGATAGTAGGAACTGGCATTGCCCATACTGGTGAGTCTTGTACTATATCGTGAAATTTATGAGCGAGTCTTGTTGCTGCCGCAGGACTGTTAATTCCTATAATATCAAATTTGCTTTCTAAAACAAGTTTCCAGTCAAGTCTCTCTATAAACATACAGTCATGTTCCATAATTAAATGAGGAACATCCTCAGTCATACATTTATACCATAGCAACCAGTGACTCATCGAGCATGCGATACGCGCATCTTTATTTTTAGTTTGATATGCAGACTTGATAAGTCCTGTTGCTAAATCTGTTTCCTTACCTTCCCATGGGTAATTCCACTTGAGACCGTTACCAGTCATAACTGTCTTCGCCATCGCAGGAGTGACGGCAGGAAATATTTCTATATTGATATCATTCTTAACTTTTTTTGAAGTTGAGATACAGAGAGCAGCACCCTTTTCTGATACCTTGTTTCCTTCAATTGTTATAATATAAGATTTCATGTTTTACCAAGTACTGTAAATCCAACGTTATTTGTATTTCTCTCAACGACTTTCCATCGAGGATTATCCATACAGAATTGTTCTAAGCAATTATGCAGTTCACTAGTGGGGCGACAAGTATCATGAGCGACAATATACTTAGTTGTATTCGGTGCGTGAATCATAAGTTCTTTGCTCATGTGATGCGCTTTATGAACAGAGTCGATCATTAGCATATCACAGGCATCAATTGCCCCAAGTCCTGTCGAATCTGTTTCTTTAATTACTAACTCAATATTGTTATTAGAGCAATATTCTGCAGCAATAGGTCTTAGGAATTTATTATATTTTTGCATACTGATATCAACCAGGATCACCTTCTTAGGATTCATCCTCATGGCGCATGCAGCTGTACCACCTTGGTGTGTTCCAAGTTCCATATAGGTTTTACAGTTTCCCTCCTTGAAATATTTTACGATCGCTTCGTGCATTGCACAATAGTCATCCCCATGCGCTGTTTCCTGTTGTTCACGAATTGATGTATAAAATTCTTCTAAAGTTTTTACATGACCGAGTTCAGAATTAATCATCATCTTCCCCTAATTCTTCAAATATTTCTGCTACACGTTCGAAGTCTGGCAGTTCTTTTGGAATAGTATATATTGGTTTGTCTATAGTAGATGGTTTCGCTTCCAATCCAACTGATGCAAAATAGTCTAGGAACTTACTACCGTCACCATGCAGTTTTTTCCCAGTTATAATATATGCCGCAGGAATACCATAAGCATGTGCGCAGATAATACCGTGTAGACTACTTGACATTATTTTCTTACACTTAGTTATTTCACGAGCAACTTCGATTGGGTTTTCGTTCACTACATCTATGATTTTGTACTCATCCCTTTTGCTACCTAACATCATCATATGTTGATAGTGAGGAACCAATCCTACTTCATACTCTTTATCACTTTCCTCACAGAATCTAGGAAGAAGAAGTGCTGGGTCACAATATATCTCTGGGCAATTACCGCCACATTCTATAATGCGTTGTCGCGTGAGTGGACCTCTCACGAACTTCCAATCAACGAGGGGATTTAAGTTTTCACCCTGACGAATAATCCCAGACCCATATACTTTCGAACCAAAAGTAGCAAGTCTAGCAATAGAACCGATACAAAAATATTTACCATTCTCGTGAACGTTGGTATGGTTATACTTTATTCCAAAGTGATCAAGGAGAGAACCAGTTAGCATATCTCCGAAGTTATTCGGTTGATCCCCCCAATAAAACGTTTTCATTGCCTATGTCTCCATTCACTCACTGGTTTATTTACGATATCGTAAATCTTTTCATCAGTGAGAGTATTCCTACCTCTCAATTGAATGTGCACAAGTTGAGTTGTTGGAACTCTATTATCATGTACAGGTCTTGGATTACCTTGTCCATTATAATGAACCTGTGAATTCCATTTTACATTCATTTCGGTAAACTCTGTATGCCCCAAAAATGCCATTGCTCCAAGATAGTTTTGATCCAGAGAGTAAAACCTATCTAGACCTTTCATCAAAGATTGATACTCATCGATAGTCGGCCAATGTTTTTTAGCTAACTCCAATGATTTATTATTATATACTACAACGCCAGAATTGTAAACCCTTAATCGTCCCATTTCATCTCTAGGAAGATCAATTTTATATCTTTTTTTCAGACGACTCGCCCACTCTTCATCATTCTTACCACATATCCCACCTGATGCGGCATACCTAATTTCGGGTTGGTGCCATTCTTCCACCATACCGATACCTCTGTTATATTCTTCGAAGATATTATCTTTATAGTTTTCAACAGGGAAAATATCCATATCACAAAATAAAACGTTGTCATATTCCCAAAAACTTTCTTCGTGTATTGGACGAAAACAATTATGATAGTGAGAATTACCAACACCGATATCCTTAGCATTGTATAAAACTACATGCTCAGCACCGATATAGTCTGCATACATCCTCATTACATGAGCACTCTTTTTTGCGTAGTATGGGATATCCCCAGTCCAGAATTGATATATTAAATTTTTCATAGGATGCCCTTTTCCACCAGTGCCTGATAGTTTTCCATCTTAGTTCTCTTTGGACCTTGCGGTGTAATCTTGGTACGAACGTGAATAAATCCTGCCTTTTCTGGATTCGGGAGGAAACTACATTGGCACCATTTTCTATCCATGTATGGTGTTTCTGGTTTAAAGTTAGTCAACACAGCAAGTCCATGCATTATGCCTTCATCCTCGAAGTTCATTACTCTGTTGTATTGATCCATCCATCTATCCACTCCCAATCCTTTTCGTAGATGCTGTCTAGTTTTCCTATCCATTTTATAGATAGCACCACCCCAATAAGGATGGTCAATGCTCCCATATAAATCATGAGAAATTCTCCTGTGAAGCATCTGCTGAACTTCAGCATATAATCCGATGCCCTCTACTTCAAATACATTTTCCTTCATACCCACAGGAGCAAACATATCAATGTCAACCATACAGACAGTATCGTATTCATCAAACTCTTCATTGATCATATAAACTTTTTGGCATGCTGGAGTCAGGTGAGACTTGAATGGTTTGCCTGTAATAAGTTTATGTTCGACTCCAATCATCGCTGCATATTTTTTCATGTTAATCAGAGATAATTTATCTAGATCTCTAAGTTCACCATCAAAATGCTGTAGAATAATATTTTTCATTTATACCTCGTAAAACATAGATCCTAACTCCTCAGGAGTTATTGTCTTAGCAGACTTGATATTTTGCAGATCTACCATTGCTTTATATGTAGGGATCTTATTAATCGGGCATTTGAGTATAACGTTTCCTTGCCTGAGTTTGTAGTCCGGATCAACAACTTTTAGATTTGTAATACCTCCTGGGAATATCATCTTACCAGTTTTATCTTTAACAACAAAATTACATTCGTTATGTTTATATATTAATGGCAACCAAAAGAAATGAAACTTCTTCTGATCTCCCTCAAACTCGGTTACGATTACCATTTGGTTGCCTCCACAACAGCAGAGTGTAATGCACGAATCTTACCAGGAGTATCAATGCCTTTGAAATCTGCTTTGCTACTTTCCTGATATTTCATTTCTTTTACATCACTGAATCCTATCTCTTTGAGAGTATCCATCATCTCTTGTTTTTTCCACAGGTAAAGGTGTTCGCCGTTTTGATATAATAACCCAAGAGCGCATTGTTCTCTCTTGCTTCGGTGACCATTACCTGCTGCGGCAAACTTATGCTTAACAACGTAAAACGCATGATAATGTTCTACGAATTCTTTTTCATCTGCGGATAAATCTTCACCACTTACAAGTTTCTCTACGAACTCATATGGTGGCCAAACTGTACGGATTACTCCTCCTGGTTTTAATATTCTAAATGCTTCCTTGAAATAATTTATTCCTTGATATTTGTAGATATGCTCAATAAAGTGTTCGGAATATATTCCATCAAATTGATTATCAGAATATGGTGTGGGTAGGTTAGTGAGATCTAGATTATCTACACCTGCTCTCTTTTGCAAATTAGTTACAGTCCAGTTTAACCCACGTGGTCTGTCTGCTGCTATTTCTAGGAACTGCCCCATAGTTTACTTCTCCCAAGAGTTTTTTCCAATTTAGGCATACTGAATTTAGTACGAGCAAGAAAGTGATTAATATTACCGTCTGGTTGCCCATTCATCCACTGATATGGCATTCTATTCCACTCGGAGTGAAGTTCAAACACATTGAACTCTGGTTGACTCAACTGTAGATTTACATACATCTGTTCGGTATATCTTGTGTGTAAAACATAGTTATCTACTGAAGTGAATAACTCTCTTGCTTTTTGTCTACCATTCTTAGTCCATAATTGTAATCCACCATTTAGATATCTAAATCGTTCATCGGGATACAATTCTGATTTCGGGAACATCCATTCTTTACCAAACAAGTGTTTGCCATATGCGATTACACCTCTTTGATAAAGAGGAGCATCCATAACTTTTTTCATCCATCCTGC